CCAGGGTATTATTGGCCTGGGTGACCGTCGCATTCGCTTGCCCAACGGTCGTGTTCGCCTGGGTGGCCGTAGTATTGGTTTTCGTGAGCGTAGCGTTCAATGCGGCTAAACCAAAACCCGTATTCGCCAAAGTGTTATTGGCCGCCTGGAGGGTATTATTTATAGCGGTTATATCCCCGTTTGAGGTTATGGTGACCGCGTTGGTCACTGCGGTGACGGTGTCCAGGATGCCGTTGGTCACGTTGATCGTACCGCCGTCATCGGTGGTGGAGATATTGAGAGGCGCGCCGGTCATTGTCCGGATAAGGATATCCTGGTCCAGATTGCCGGTGCTGTTTATCTTTACGTAGAGATAGTCCTTGGTCATCTCAGCAGCGCTGAGATTAAGATAATATCTCCCGCTATAGGGGCCGATCTGAATAACGCTATCTGCTATGTTGGTGAAGTTAGTCGGGATGCCGCTTTCGTTCCAAAAACTGTATTGCGCCACGGCGCCGGTCGCGTTGGCTATCTCTGCTCCGGTAGAGTTGATCAGGGGGAAGGATATCGTTGTCGCGGTGGCCCTTTTCCTGAGCAGCTCAGAGGCGTACGACTGTTGGCAGAAAAGCAGCGCCGCCAAAATCAAGACCGCAGATATTCGTATCTTCTTCATCACATGAGCCCCCTGAACATGCCGGTGTTACCTGCGGCGCCGGCTGCGGTCGCACCGCCGGTGATATTCACAAGAGTATAGTTGCTGATGTTAGCGGTACGGGTCATCGGGCCACCATACCAAACACCTACATCTGAGGTAGAATAAGTACCATTTATATCGGTAAGTTTAATTTCAAACATTCTGCAATTTCCTGCAGTACCCAGATAAGTTAAATACGATGCCGTCCCTGAAATGGATGAATTTATGAGAGGTAAGGACGTCCCGCTGGCATCTCCGTTTGCCAATATACTGTTGGTAGCAGTTAAGGTTTGTCCCGCGGGAATCGTAAAAGTTTTTATGGTTCCGGGTATAAACGAGAAGTTTCCACAGGAGATATTGTATGCCCCTGTGAATTTAATGTTGTTGATGGTTAATAGGGTACCTGAGCAGTTAAAATCAGAATTGAGGGTGTAGTTTGCTGTATTCGATAACCTGACACTGCTCCAAATCACCCTCGACGTTCCCCTATCCGTGTCCAAAGTGCAGTCCCCTAACAGGTTTAATTCAGTGCCGGTAGTTGTCATGGTACCTGCCGTATAATTTAGAGTCCCTGTTTGGAAGAAAACAGCGGAACCGGAAAGTGAAGCCGAAGAGCAGTTAATGGCCAAATCGCTGTACATAGTGCCGGAACCATTCCAAGCCCCTCCACCTAATATCCAGGTAGCATTCCCCCTATTGATATCGTTAGCTACGTAAATTCCCCCGTTGCATATCATTTGGTTTCCTAAAGATGGAGAAGTCCTGTTCAGATACATATTGTAGGGAATACCTGAAGCAGCACTCGTAACTACTCCGGTTACTGTCCAATTATCGCCCATAGTTACAGTTATATTGCTTCCCTTAAAGTACACCTTTCCCGGAAAGGTTTTGGTATTTGAAATAATCGTTTGGTTATTTGTGATATTTAATTGACCTGAACTATTTGCGTTGAGCGTCATCCCAGAACCGAATGTAATACCACCCGTCTCATTAAGCGTGGCGTTAAAGTTCATCGTGCCTGTGAATCCAGTGGCATTGAATATTGAACAATTTGTTATAGCGGCAACCACCAATAAGGCCGTGCTACTATTGACATCCGCGATCGCCGTATCCCCGGCCACCGGAAAGATACCCGCCCCCACTGGCGAACCGTTGGTTGTCAATGACCAGGTGGTATTGGTAGCCCAGTTTCCGCCGACGCTTCTGAGATAGTAAGTAGTGGCCGCCCACGCAGGCCTCGCCATCCCCAGGAATGCCAGCACCAAGAATATGAGGACTTTATTTTTCATCTTAGTTCCCCAGAAAGAATTGCCAATTCGTATGCAAACCCCATAGCACGACAAGAAAAGCGGCGAAGCAAAAGGCGGTAACGTAAAGGATCTTATTGGCGAGGGGCATGGGTTTTTCCTATATATACTCTACGTGCATCGGGTCCTTCATCACCAGATAGTCTATAAAACTGTTCTTCTTATCCATGCCGCAGGGGTTCGAGTTACACACATCCCTGAGGTACTCCGACCCGAGCCATGCCGCGCGTCTGTCCCCGAGCCATGCCTCCCTGAAGGACATCTTGGCCAAGTTGCCGAGCCCGTGCCCGCTGTACTTCAACGTGCAACACGGATAGAGTTCCATGTCCGCGCCTATCACCGAGGTGAAGTGCTGGTACCCGCAGAAACTGTACCCCTTCTGGCTCTTGTGTAGCAGGTCAAGCGAGTGCGGAACCAGGTTCACCACTTTGAAGTCCTTGGTCTCATATGCCTCCGCCTCCTTCGCCAACCTCAACACATCGGCCTCTATACCACTGAACAGCGTGGCCCCGTGCCCCGTAAATGCGAGAGCCACCCTGAAGTTCTTCACCGCGAGCCCCCTTGCGAGCCTCGCGGCCTGTGCTATCTCGCGGTAGTTGGTCGGATTGGTCATGAACGACACACCTACCGCCGCGTCCCCACAGCACTCGAGCAGATCCGCTATGTTGTGCACTACCCTATGAAACTCGTCCTTGCCGCAACCCTGCGTGTACGAGTACGTCTCAGCATCCGCCGCATCGAGCGACACCCTCACCCAGTCCGCATGCTTCAGCAACTGCATATGCTCTTCCTTCAGGAGTGCGCCGTTTGTCACCAACGCGAAATGCATGCCCGCGGCCAGCACCCTGTGCGCCACCTTGCTGAAGTCCGGGTGCATAAGCGGCTCTCCGCCGCCCGTGAACTGTACAGCCGGCTTCCCGTTCTCTGCCAACTCGTTGATGAGATTTATCGCCATGTCCGTATTGAAGTCCTTGTCCAAGTGCTCGTAGTAACAATACTGACAGTGATGGTTGCACCGGCCTGTCAGGTCGAGTTGCACCTGCGTAGGCAGTGGGAGTTCCCCGCGCCTGAGTTGGTCCAGTCTGTCCTGGTGGAACACCGCCTTGTATGAACTGTACATTCCTCTATCCATAATACAGCCTCATCTCTGTGATATCCGGACTCCACCATGTCCAACAGTTATATTTTTGATAGACTGCCTTGCATTTTTCATAGAGGTCCCGGTCAACTTCACAAATTTCTTCCGGTATAGAAAGACACCATCCCTTGACCTCAAACCACTTCTGCTGAGATACGACATCCGAAAATACCACGCCCTTGGCGTACATCTTCGCGAGTACGTGTACGAAGATATGATCCAGATGCCCGTATTCTCCCCAGGGATTGTGCGTGAATACGAGTTCATCATCCTTGATCAGATCCTTTACCGTATTGACGAAGGTATTGAGTTCTCCCGTCAACCCGGGGAGCCTGGAGAAATCAGCGTTGTAATCCAGGCTGATCACTGGCACATGAAGGATCTCCCCCACCTCTTCTAAGGCCTTTTTTCTGTCTGTATTCTTCCAGCGCTTCGTATGATCGTGGATATCGTTAGAGCAGCTTATAATCCTCTTTGCGTGAGGCCAGGCGCCCCATCCGAAAATTGTTTCGTCGTCCGGATGAGCCATGAGTATGGTCAATTTTTCCATCACGCCACCCCTAATGCCTGCATCTTAGCCAGTCCTAAGAATTCTTCCCTGTCTATAAGTTCGATCTTGATTTTATTCTTATTTAATTCGTCAAATGCCTTTCTCCACCATTCGATTTTCTGAACAGTATGATGAAGGACTATATCCTTGCCACCGATATGCCTTACATCGGCGAAGATAGCGATGCAGTGAAAGGTTCCGTATTTCGTAACCCTGAGTATCTCTTTGATGGTATCATTCACCTTATCCGTAGGCATATGCTCTAAGACATCCGTGGAGAAGGTAAAATCGAATTGCTTGTCCTTATAGGGCAGCTTCCAGAGAGTTCCTTCCTTGAACCATTTGTCCTTATCCATGAACTTGATACCTACCCCTGTAATATCCACCCCTTGGCAGTTAAATCCCTGATTCCGCAGCGCCTTGACCGTAGTGCCATCTCCGCAGCCAAGATCAAGTATTGACCATTCTTTCTGGGCCTTGGCGACTACCGCAACCGCCATCGGGCCGGCACATTGAGAGGGTATGTACCCGACAAGCCATAGTTGCTCGTACTTCCTTTTTTCAGACAGAATTATCTTCTCTTCCGGATTCAAATTGATAGAAGGAGAATCCTTCAATGTCCTGCTTGCCTGATGATGCTTAATAACGGGATCGGTAACGTTCTTCATGAAGTCAATAAAAACGTACTCTTCCGGCAGTTCTGTGATCGTTATATCCCTGCGTTCCTCTAATAAAGCCTCTAACGCTTCTTGATCAGTAGGATACTTCGAGTCTTTGCATTTCTCTATCCAGGCATCGACTAGGCCGCGAACCTTCATCGTGTTCTGCAGGAAGATGGTCCCTGTAGCCAACTGAATTCGGGTATTACCTTTGAAATGTTTACTCCAGATAATATGCAGTATGCCGATATCCGTTTCTATCTTGTCGAAGAATTCAGGCCTTTTCATGAATTCCGCATCTGTATCAACGAATACCACGTTGCAGTAGGGATATTTCTCCAGCATCCTTTTAATGATAAGAGGCTTTTGCTTCGTATTTTTCCCCCAATCACCTGTATTATCCACGGCAACCACATCGTAGTAGATATTGAACTTCTCCATTGAATTTACCAGCCGGCTTGATATCTTCTCGTATTCCGTATTCTTAGTGAAGAAAGAAGTGAACAGGACCCTGTTCGCTGTATTGACCGCTTTCCGGTGCCTTCGGTTAGCCTGGTATAATTCTATGATAGGTTCCTTGTCCGTGGGTCTGTCATAGATATGGCAATATTCATCCGGTAATCTTAGGACCTTCAAGTCCGGAAACTTTTTTAAGGTATCTCCAAACGATATGTCATCGATATGAGCCCGAAGAGTAGCATCTTCTTCAACCCAGGCATCCACTAACTTCTTGGTCGCGGGCGTATTTTTAAGATATAGGACACTCACGTTAGTCATGTCCTTAAATGTAACCTTCTCGCCGCCGAGCACATGGTTTTCTTCAGGCATCACATGAACGCCTACATCATAATCTCCCAGCGAATCAAACAAGACAGGATAATGCATAAGCTCTACGTCACTATCCATCTGGATTATATCCCGGTCGAATTTATTCATACACCTTTGGACGAACTCCACCTTCTGGTGAACGTTCTTTCTCCAGTCGCCTAGACTATTTAATCCCTCGAAATAATATTCAAACCCGAACCTGATGAGCGATTTTTCAAGGCGTTTAATCTCCAATTCATAAGGAGTGTTCTTGGTATAGCAGCCGGTAATCAAAGGCTTCTTGGTGAATTTGATATCTTTGAAGTCACCGAACTGAAAACATTTCAGTTCGCTCTTGGGGTTAAGATTGATGATCTTCGTGACCTTATTGATGTTTTCTGCGAATAATTCAAAATTAGGAAGCATCGACTCTTTATATAGAAGGTCTTTAGAATTGGGAGTATCGGGATATCCTCCGTGAAAGTCCGCGGATTTACCTCCCTCTCCATATAGATCAAACCCCAAGAGATAGATAGGATCGGCCCCGAGGCATACGGCGAGGCATAGCGCACTCATCCCTGAGCTGGAACAGAACGGCAAACCCTGGGAATAGTTATAGTCCGGCCAATTAAAGTCCCGGACATTGGTGCAGGGTATAGTGTAGATATTTTCTGGGAAAGGAAAGTTAGGAGTATTAAGCCATGTCCGGAATCCCTTGAAGGACTCGAACTTTTCTTTTGCTTCTTTCCCCAGCGAGCCATCTTCGTACCATCCCCAAAGCCGCGCATCCTGGCAGAACATGATCGAGGAATTGGGAAGGAATTCCATCGCCCGATTAATAGCGATGACCAATTCGCCGTTTAATTTTGAGAAATCAAAACCTTTGAGAGAAGTGCCGCCGCCTACAAGGAAGCATCTTCGGCCCTTCCAGGATCCGGAAGGCACGACGTCATGCAGATTCTTTGAGGCAATCCTGAGGCCTAACTCGTCGTTATCAAAAGGAGCCCCAGGGAAAACATTCCTTCTCGCGCTGGCATCCGGCAGATCGCTCATGCGAATAGCACCACCACTACCCATAGGTACCTCCTTAATTAAAGCGGACCGGGAGTTATTTAGGCTCCCGGCCCACGTACTTCTACCTACAGGTTACGAAATTGCGCAGCGTGCTATTTGGTTCACGTCCCCTATGGCGCCGCCATACCTTAACCATCCGGCCATCGTGTCGCTATAGGCCAGGATATCGAACTCATCGAAGATGGTAAGGTCCATACGATATCCGCCTTTGCACTTCGCTTTCGGGAAGCAAACATAGTAATAGCTATTGCTCGAAAGCATCAGTGTATAGACTATGCGGATATTATATGAGAGGTTCTGGCCCGATCCCACAACCGGTTGCTGTAACATCCTGATCGCTCTCTCGAGCCTGGACTTCAGCGCTATCGGAGCGATGATCACGAACTGACTATTCGCATTTGCTCCTACGCCCAAATCCTTAAGATCAGCCAGGATAGCCAGGCAGGCCGCGTTGATAGTGTTGATATCGCGGATCGCGTCATAGTTCTCATTGGTCGTTGCGACAGAAGCAGGCGTAATAGCTGCCCACGACTGTGCATTGCCGGATGATCCTACCGCCTCTATCAAGGCATAGAAGTTAGCGGCGCGGGAGTAGTAAGCTTTGTTCCTGAACGCTATGGCGTTGTCTTCGAGCGTCCAATACTGACGATCATCGATCAAGGTGCGATGCCATCCTAATGCCCCGCCGTACAGATCGAAGGTTACGTCGGTGGCCGCTCCGGAGAACTTGTAGACTTTCGCCTTGTCGCCTGTCGGGACCTTGGCGAACGTCAATCCGCTCTCAACGGAGAGGATCTTAAACCCGGACTCATTGGTACTCGTGAAATCGCGGATATCAAACACCTGTTCGTATCCGAGATCATAATCCGGAACGGCATGGAACTTCTCGAGCACCTGCAATATCTCCGCAGGGAAGTCGCCCTTGGTCGCGAAAGCCTGAATAGCCTTACGTATGGGGCTATCCTTTGCGTCAGGCAACCTCATGAAGTGCTGCAAAGCACCGATTACCTTTGCCCTTTGAGCAGGGTTCGTGAAATTAACCTTGCTCCAGTCGGCTATGATTCTGCCTTTCATCTGAATCCTCCTTGTGTCGATACGATTAGAAGAATTTCCACCCCTGTGGGCTATCTCAGCCCGAGTAAGTGACTACGCTGCGATATCGCCGTGCAAATCCATTTCCACGGTCGTATCTGCTGCGATTGCTACTTTGGTCGCCCTACCGATACAGATATAGGTAGTGGTCGATGCTACATCCGCAGCGGCTGACTCGTTGTAATACACCTTATCGCCTACGGAGAATATCGCGGTGGTCCCGACCCTTTTCGGAACCAGGATTTTCTCACAACTGTAGATCAACACTGCATACTGTCCGACCGTCTTGGTCTCCGCGATTACGCCGATCAGGCCGCCAACACGTAGCATCTGACCCGCGGTATAACCGGCGGTGGGAGTGAGGATCTGAACCGACTTAAACTTATCACTCAACACATTAAGAGCTGTAGCACTCATTTGAATCCTCCTTTTATTGATTTAACTTTTTTTGTCCTTATTTCTCTCCGCTCCTTAAGGACCCATCAGAGCAGGTATCCCAAGCTGACGCTTGTTATTCTTTCGGTATAAAATCATTGGCCGCGGGATCGGACAGATCCTTCTTGTCTCCGCCCTGACCGTCAGTTGCCCCTGCTCCTGCGGCAGCGCTACCCGCTGCGCCGGCAGCCGCCGGATCATCGACCTTAATACCCATGACCTTGGCGTATTCGCCGAACTCCTTCACCTCTGTGTCCAGGTACTTATCGAACTCCAGCTGCAATTCATCCCCGGTCTTCTCTGACTTGAACGCGCCGAGCCGCCTTTCTATGAATGCCTTTTGCTTATCGTTAAACTTCCGCGCCTCATTCGACTTAGTGAATAAGGTGCCGACCTGCGTCTTGCTGACCTGTTCGCCGAGGGTCTTGATCTTCGTGTCCTTCTCGCCGAGTTCTTTGGTCAGTGTGATGACCTTCTCGCGTTCCTTGCCGAGTGAATCCTCTATCCTCTTGGCATGCTCGTATTCCGTCTGCTTCGCTTTCTTCGCCGGCTCCGAGGCTACGATTTCCTCTGGCGTGAAGATATCCGTGATGGTGAATTTACCTTCCCTGATTGCATCGATGATCTCTTGCTTTTCCATCTTCCCCTCCGCTGAGCGGTTAAACTGCGACTCCTTTGAGAACGCCTGAAGCGTCCCCAATAAAGTTGCCCCCGGGAATGCAGGGGTGTTCACCTTTGACGACCCCAACGCTATTCCCGTTATTTTGTTGATATTTATCACATCGCCACTGTCCACGCCCTTCGGGATATACTCTACTTCTCCCTCGATAGAAGCGACATCCAAAACTAACTTATTGAACTGTGGATAGATATAAGTAACGGCGAGTGCACTCATCTTGTCGCCCATCATCCTGATTGACTTGCCAACTAACTCGCCTATCTTCTCCCTGCCGGTATGATCATTGGTGTCTCCGTGTCCAAAGAATATTGGCGTGCCGAACTGCAACTTCTCACCTAGCTTGAATATCATATTTTTGACATAGTGATAGGCCTTGACCACCTTCTTGCCGAAAGACAATTCCTGCGCGTTGGCTACTCCGTCATGTCCGACGCAGAAGACCTTAAACTCGGGCCTGGGGTCAGTCTCCTTGATGCGCGCGATCGTGTCGGCCGGGACCATTTCGAGGATCTCGCGCTTAGCCAAGTTCTGAAGTTCTGCTCTGACGATTATCTTTTTCATGCTGCTACTCCTTCTGCCGGCGCCAGTTGCGATGCTTCCTGCTTTTTAATCGCCTCGAGCATCTTGACCGCACTTTCTTCGTTCGCCTTCTTTATCTTCTCAGGATCCGCATCAGGGATCTTCGAAAGCATATAATCCAGGTCAATCACGTTAGCGTTATATAAAGGTAACCATACATTCGCTAATTCCTGCAGTTTCGCTTCGGTGATCTGAAGGATCTGCGCTTTAACGGTGTTCTCCTTATACCCGGTATTAAACGCGCTGGACATCACGAGCGCCTTATTGAACAACTCCTCATAGAACCCTACCCAGATGCTGCGTTCCTTACTGCAGGAGGCATTGATAAACTCGAAGAGATCCGTGCTTACCGCGCGGTTGCTCATCAGGTCCGGATACCCGAGGAAATGCACCGGTACGCCCGTGGCGCCCGATATGACCTTGGCCAGGGCGATGATCTCTTTCTCCAGGGCAGTAGTGCCTACTGCATCAGCTCCTACGAGTTTATACACAGCGTTCTTGATGACCAACAACTTCCCTACGTTCCACTTAATCTTTTCCAATGTTTCAGCAATGCCCTTAGCATCTGCCTCCCCTGTGCATTCGACCACAGGCGTAGGCGAAGCGAATAAGTTATTGATCTTGCGCCAATCATACAGCGCCTTATCTAAATTCTCGCACTGCGTAAGGACCTTGGCTGTCTTGGGCATAAGGTCATTAACCTTGCTGAGCCGGCCGGCGAATTTCTTATAGACGAACTGCTCGTCGGTCAAATTTATTTCTGACTTGGTTTCAACATCCTGATAGGTAACCTTCTCATACTTCTGATAATCGCCGGTCGCGGTAACAACCTTATAATTATTCGCCGAGTAAGATATGAAACGGATATCTATCTGTTTCTTCTCTTTGTTCGGGATCAACTTCACCAGGCACCGACCCTCAATCTCCGCCTCTTTGGCCAGGTCCTGCGGCATCTCTTCATCAAGATTGTTATACTCGATGAACTCTTGGATAAATTTATATTCCCGGGATCCTTTATCTTTCGGAACGAGCTTGATACCCTGGCCGATGATGAACGCACTGCGCAGGTCTATGATATTGCCAACCTGCAGCACACCCCACTCAGCCGTGCCTTCATACTTCTTGGCGAGCTCCTGAATGGCCGTCTTGTAATCCGGATAGGCATTGCCGATATTGGAACTGCGCGCTGTCACGTTTCCCAGGAGGATGCTGATGGAATTCTGCAATTCGGATACGGTCTTTCTCAATTCCCTGACTTCCATCACGCTAGGAAATATATTAAACTTCATTCATTCCTCCGAATTTAATAAACACTGCGCGTTGAAACATAGACTTCGGCCTGATCATGCATAAGAACAGCCTTAATCGCGAATCCCAACGCGTCCACGTCGTCATCGATATCGCCGCCATTGCCGTCAAAATTGATAAGATGCTCTATGAGTTCAGCGATCTTTGCGTGGCCGCGCTTAAACCGTAATGTGCCATTTTCAACCAATGGCTGGAATTCCATCGCGCGCACCATCTTGTCGGTTGAGGTCTGTTCGCATTCAACCGGAATAGCAACCGGCATGCCGGTCTTGATGCTCTCTTCCCGGGCGACTTCATCGATGCGTTGCTTAAAGGCCTCACCGGCATTATTCTTCTCAAGCTTGACCTTGTTATATTTCTTGATCTGATGCTGATTGCTCAAATGCTTGGCAAAGCCGCTAACCGTGATCTTTTCGCAGAAACAATCCTCCACATAGAGGAACCCTTTTCCATCGCGGCAGACATCAACCAGGGAAGTGTTGTCATTGGACGACTTCAATGAAGTCGCTGTGTCCGCGCCGGCGCCGCGCGCAGAGATCTCTGCGGGGAGGTTGTCATACATCTCGAACCACTCGCGCTTAAACTTCTGGCTTTCCGGATCCTGCGGCATCCCTTGGTACAGCGCTGACCATACCCGGGACCCGACTGCGCGCTTCTTGGTCAATAAGACATCGGTTGAATATCGTTCCGGCCACAAAGCCTCGCCCTCTTTCCTTCCAAGGATGTCGTCAGCGGTTGCCAAGGCCGGAAAATTTATAACTTCCCATTCTTTTATTCCTGTAAGTTTTTCCTCAGCTAAGATGCGGCCGGCAAGATCATCCTGATGCCACCTAGTCATGACAATGATGATCGCGGCATTAGGCTCTAAGCGCGTTAATACAACGCTCCTAAACCAATCCCAAACCTTATCCCTGTTCAACTGCGATTCCGCTTCTTTCTGGTCCTTAAAGGGATCGTCAATGATAAATAGATGCGCCCCGTAGCCGGTGATCGATCCGCCTACGCCCTGGGCAAGCAGGCCGCCGGTATGTCCCGCGATATCCCAATCCTTAACCTGCCGGGAATCATCAGCTGTTGAAATATCGAAAACGATCTTATACCTGCGGCTTTCGATAAGGTCTCTTACATCCTTAGAGAAGGATCTGACCAGGGTGAAACCATATGAAGACATGATCACGTTATTGTCAGGATGCTTGCCGAGATACCAGGCAGGGAATTTCTTTGAGATCGTTTCGGACTTACCATGCCGGGGAGGCTCAAAGACCATAAGCCGCCGCAGGTCCCCGCGCTCAACCTCTTCGAGCTTTTCTATCAAATGGCAGATATGCGGAGGATCCTGGTAATCTTTATTGCTATATCGGCAGAAGTCAACGAAATGCCGGCGCGACTTTTCAGCCAATACGCCGACAATCGTTTCTTTGTCTTTACGAGATAGGCTTACGGGTAAATCCAGTAAGGATTCCATCCAGCTCCTCATCCGCTAACTTGCCTAGCGGGTTGACGATGTTCTTAATGATATTGGTGTTGTTGACTAACGCGCGCTTATCGGCCCAGCGCTCCGGGGCACGGTTCATCAGGAAGAACATACACGCCGTAGAATCAGGCGCGACTTCCTTAACCACGACCTTAACGGTCCGTTTCTCAGATGTGCTTTCTTCCCGTTCCTTGGTGACTTCTTCATACCGATATCCGCAGGCGCGCCTGAATAACGCGTCTTCAACAACCTGAATCGCGTTATCTAAGGCTTCTATGATCAGTTTATTTACCCGCGGATCTTCTTTTCTCCAAAGCCACAGAGTCTTGCGGTGGATATTGGCGCCTTCGCATGCCGCGGTGATCGTGGCGCCTTTATTCATACTCTTAAGAATCGCTCTTAATTTGCGCCACTTACGCATTAATAACCTCTTGCCTAGAAATCAATTCCGCTTTCTTCTTGGTAAATAACTCCCAGCGCTTCACGATCACATCTACATACTTCGAATCCAACTCCATAATGTAAGCCCGACGTTCCAGCTGCTCACAACCCATAAGCGTTGATCCCGAGCCGCCGAAGAGATCCATTACAATATCGCCGCGCTCACTATTCTTATGCAGTGCGCGCTCCGAAAGCCTGACCGGCTTTTGAGTCGGATGCACATATTCAGACATCGCATCCCTCTTCTGGAACCAAGAATCCAAAAGCTCTTCAAAGGATAACTGGTCCAGGTTCCATGCTTCGCGATACTTAGCCAGGTATCTATTGGTAAAGTGAGCATTATCTTTCTTCCATCCAAAGATGGCAGGCTCATAGCAACGATGATAATCCTGGCCATGACTGAACACTATTCCGTTCTTCAGCCAGATGATCACCTGGGAGATATGCCAGCCGGTCTCATTAAAGGCTAAGCGATTAATTATTTCGTTCTTAGAGGCATACCACCAATAGATCGAAACATCTTCGGTGCTGAATGTATGGAGATTGGAGAGGACATCTTTGTAGAATTGCAGGCATTCCAGATTTGATTTGTTATCGTTGAATATCTTGCCTTCGCTCCCACCGTATTTCTTTGAAGAATAAGTCAGACCGGCGGCGCTCTTATAATTAACGTTGTAGGGCGGATCCGTAAACACCAGCCGCGCGAGACTTCCGGACATAAGTAAAGCGACATCTTCTGCAAGCGTCGCATCACCGCACATTAAGCGATGATCACCCAGTTGATAGATATCGCCATATCTTGCAACCGGTTCTTTGATCGCCTCATACTCTTTTTGGGCATCAAAACCATCTTCCTTTATCTCTGGGAAGACCTTGTCCAGGTCCATGCTTTCAAACCCGACATCGCTCAACATGTCCTTGCCGAAGTCTTTAAGCAGATCTAAACTCCAACTGCCGGTATTCTTATTCAGCCTGAGGTTGAGTTCTTTCTCTTCCGCCTCATCAAGCAAGCGATTCGGCACCCGGACATCGCACTCCCGGATGCCCTTGCGCTGCAGCATGCGTAAACGGAAGTGACCTCCGATGACTGTATTATTGCGGTTGATGATGATGGGGTCTGCCAATGAAAACCTATCAATAGAAAAAGCCAGGTCGTT